GTTAATTTATTTATCTATCAAAGTCGTTTTGATATCGGGCAGAAATATTGATAGCCCAATTCTCAGACTTGTTTTCGTTTATACTGTCCAAATATGCAGGTGTCTGTCTGTCAATCGTTAAAAACTTTCGATTACCTGTCAGAACCGGATATTCTTCTAGCTTATATGTATTATTGTTAATCGTGATTGTTTGTTTTTCTAACCATTTGCCAAGGTTGTCCAACCACTCTTTAATATCCGCTTTTCTCTTTGGTTTTGTACCACTCGCACGATATATCACGCAAAACGGATACAAACAAACTTGTGTGACGTGTCCTGTGATGCTTTCTTTTTCTGATTCAATCACAGCACCACTAACTGGAAACATTGCCTTTCCGCTTGCATCATTAAGTGTAGAAAACTCAATTTCTTCTCCCTCTCTTAAATCCGGGAACTGATTTACAAGTTCTTGTAGTGCTGTCGTGACTACGTCAAAGCCGTCAATGTCGTACTTGACTGGTTTCTTTTCTTCTGCCATCAACTTCCTCCTGCCTGCTTCTTAACATGAGTAACCCATGCTTTGCCGTGATTCTTCTTTGCTGTTTCAAACCATTTTGGAGTTGCTTTTGGATTGGAATAGGACAGGTCTTCTTTTGCATTGGTATGTCCTGCAAATTCAGTGACTAATACTTTCTTAGCACCTTTTCTCGCCCATGGAGAACCTGTTAGTTCGTCAACCATACCTTTACCATAGTACAAGAAACGTCCCATCGGTCCAGTACCTGCACAAACAAGTCCTGTTCCTGCTAAAGAAGCACTTCTCGCCCTTGTAGTATTGATAAATGTACCTGTTTCGTGTGGCATATATGGGACCATATCAGTCATAACTTGACTATCTAACCAATATTGAGCACTTTGTATTTGTTCATCGAATCTCGCCAGACTGATATTAGCTCTCATGTTCTGTGTATTCACATTAACATTTCCTAATTTCTTCTTAGCCATATATAACCACCTACTTAGCCATTACCTCAAAGTGCGGGATTATGTCGTAAAAGGCACTTCCAGTTATTGCAAAGACATAATCATACTTAAGTTTCATTTCTTCATAGAATCCGTCAATATAATCATCCTCTGCAATCGGTTCTTCATTCTTCCATTCGCCAACGATAAAGAAATCAAAACTATTCGCCTTAGAACTAAACGTAAGTGCTTCTGACAGCTTATCATTCGTCTGTTTACACCATTCTTTAGGCGGTAGCCATAATTTACTCCCTACCATCTTTTGACCACTTTTTAGGCTATACTGCACGTTTAATACAGCATTGTCCTGTGATTCAGAACCGTACTTTGCAACGATGCTTGCTTTATCCATGTTTAGGTTCGTATTATGCAAAATAGAGGGATACCATGTATCTCCAAATTTACTTTCATACCTATTAAAAAGTGTGATTGTATCGTTATACATCGTATCCCCCCGTCTATAATGCCCCTGCTTTTTTAAAAGCTTTGAAAATCTTTTTAGACTGTAAAGCAAACCAGTCAATCATTTCTTCATTTTTTGCCCAACAATCTACGTTGCAAGACTGCCCATCTAAACCACTTTCATATAAGAAAGCGTGCATAATCTCATGCCTAAGCACACTTTTTTGAACCGATTCAATGTTATTCACAGAATCAACACTTTTTTCAAAAATTGCAACGACTATTGTTTTATTTGAATAATCGCAATAACCAGACAATTCTTGTAGTTTTTCATCTTCGTTCTCGTGTCTGAATCTGATTTTATATGTAATTCCTAAAACATTTACTTTACAATCTTTCATAAATACTCCGTTGGGTACATTCCCATATACAGTAGACTTACTCCGTTGGCATCTGCGACACCCGATAAGTAGTCTCTTATTGTGTCAGAGTATAACTGCTTTTGTGCTTCCTTATCCGCTAGACACTTATCTATCAATGTAGCCGTACCTGCGTTACTGGAAGTTACATAGCTTATACTCTCGTTTCCTGCACTCTTAGATGCTACCTGCTTGCTCATCACTGTCCCATCTTCTAATGTGATATAACCCTGTGATGCTTCAACTCTCGTTTCTGCCTGTTCAATCTTATATGTGATTGATAGAAGTTCGCAAACACATCTTTTAACTGCTTCTGCATCATCTTCATCTTTTGGAAAAGCAATCTTAAGTTTCTTCACATTGTCAACACCAGTCGTGGCATTATCTATCTTCTTGCAAGAATCCCAGACCAGACGATTAAAGTCTGCTTCTGGGATTGCTTTCTCTCCAAAAAGGGTTTTGTAATATTCATAGTCAATGTACGCCATGATATCACACTCCTTTTTATCCGTTGGATTTAATAACACCCATACGGATATTCTTCTGATTAAATGCTAAAGACCAGTTTCCTTTAGTTCCTAACTCTGCATTTGTAGGAGACTCTTTTGCAATCTTGTTAGCATTAATAGAAAATCCGTTAGGATGTAATACATAACCCTGTTTGGTATACAGCTTTTCAATACCGGCAGATTTTTCTGGGTCATAGTCTGTATAATAAGGATTTTCATAGTTTGTCTTATCACACGTCAATACTGAACCAGTACCAAGCATATAAGTTTTGTATACTGGGTTTGTTCCTGTTGTATCAACTGTAAATCTGTCTGTTACCAGTGGGATAAGTCCACCGATTGTAGGGAGATTTACTTCTCTTTCTACTGCGTTAGCAATAGTGTATTTGTTGTAATCAACAAGTCCCATTGCTTTGTATTTTGCGTAGATGTAAGAGTTTAATACAAGTAACCCCATCTTGTCAGCGGAATCTCCTAAAGCTTTCTGCTGTGCAAAGATAAGTGTTGTATCATCAATTTTGTTTGCGTCTCCTACAGTACCCTCGCCAGTTAAAGATAAGTCTGTAATATGGTTTTCCATACCAGACAGGCTTAAAACTGCATCAACTGTAGTCATTAAGTCACGTGTTCTTACCTGCTTATAGAATCTTGCAACAGAGTTTGCAACATGTGTCATAGGGTCTGCACCTGTTAACTCTTTTGTAAAGTCTTTTGATTTCCAAGCTTTCATTCTCTGGATTAACATGCAAGTCTGTTTCTTTCCTGTGATTTCAACAGGTGTATTGTCTGTTTCTCCATCGTTGTTTAAAGCCTGTGAGTCCTGTTCATCAATCGGTGTATAGAAAGGAATTGTTGCAACGTTTCCTCTCTCTCCGATTAAGTCCATGATTGTATTGTCCTGTGCTAATACACCAGATGCAATAATCGCATCGTTCCATGTTGCATTTTCGCTCATGTATCGTGAAAAAACTTCTGGATCAAAAGCGAATCCGCCAAAAGTTCCTGTTCTTGGCATAAAAAAAGTCCTTTCTACCCAAAATAAGAATAGATAAGGACTTATCTTTGTCCCATCTACCTACAACTATTAAGGGATTTTAGGTTAGCGGCTCACTTCCAAATTGTGAGTCGGTATGGTTTCTATTTGTCGTTTGCTAAAGAGTTGTAGAGGTCTGGGTCTTCTGCCTTTAACGCAATCTGAGCATCTAAAGACATTTCATTTAACTTCTGAACTCCTTTTTTTCGTTCTCCGCTGTTAAATTTTGTCGTAAAACTTGGAATATTATTTTTAGGTTCTTTTTTTTCTTCAACAAAGATGCCCTCGTTTACTTTCCCATCTGTTGTATAAAGTTCATTAAAAACATCTTCTGCATTTTTCCCGTTTTCTTCTTCCAGTTTTTCAAGCATCCCCTTGCGGATAGCTTCTTCTGCAAATGTATTTACAAATTTTTTGCCAGATAAGAAATCGTTTACTTTCTCTTTGAGTTCTACCTGCTTAGAAAGTTTATCCATAGCTTTATCTTTGTCTGCAATCTCTGTTTTTAGTGTAGAAATCTGTTCTTTAAGACCGTTTACGTCTTCTTTTTCTAACTCTGAAAGTTTTGACTGTACATCTTCTACAGATGTTTTGTACTCATCTCTTTCTGTTGTTATCCTGTTACATTTTTCTACCTGTTTATTGTAGTCAGCTACAGTCTTGTAATTTTCAGACATCTTCTTTTTCAGATCTGCCTTTTTCTCTTCTGGGATTTCAATTCCTAATTCTGCTAAAATCTGTTCGTAATTCTGCATATATATCCTCCTACATTGTTTGTATACCGCTATGTCTGCGGTAATGGATTAAGACTTATATACCTAAGTCAAGGTAAAAGAAATGTGGGGACTTGAACCCCACTCGAGCCTCGAACTCTTTTCCTGTTGTCTTGCAACCAAAAACGCTAAAAAAACTCTGTACTTACAAGGAGGCTGTAGCAAATCTGCATAGTTCCTACATATTTATTGTAAACCCTAAAATATGCCGTTTCAATACCCTCTTTTTTTACATTTCCGCAAGTTTCTTTATCTGTCGCTGTATCTCTTTTCTCTCGTCCATAAAGTCAGAATCAATAACCATAGAAGAAAGCATATCATACACTTCCACCATCAATCTACCGACCGATTCCATAAGCTTATCGCGGTGTCCTTGATCTCCGCTTTCTTTGTATGCCATTTTAGCACTTAAGTAGTTGTCATACAATGCATCTATATTTTTATCATACTTGCCATTGCTGTACTTCTTAATAAGATTCTCTCCTGCATCCATGACGGTTTCCGCTATGTCTCCATGCTCCATCTTTTCCAGATTGCATAATGTTGTTGTAATCTTATACATTGCATCAAGATTAGATGTTGTGAGCTGTTTTAATGCTGAGTTTTTTTCTCTTTCTAGCTGTTCTTCCAGAACATGTTTGATTTCACTCATAATTTGACCCCCTTAAGCTTCTTTTTGTATTTCTCATGAATGCAGTCCTGTGTCTCTGTAATATACACCATGTCGTATCCTACAGAGATTAGATCAGTAACCATCTTTTCAACTGTTTCTAGCTCTTTAGATACGTCTTTTACCAGACATTCTACAAATAGTGCATCCGATACGTTTCCGTTCGTTCTAAGTTGCTGTGCGTACTTCTCATAGGCTTCTTTTGTCTCTTTCTCCCAGTTGTGATACTCTATAAAGCCATCCTCTACGGCTTTCTGCTTTGTGGATTTTCCGATACTTAGTCTACTGGCTGTATACCAAGAGTCGGGAATCACTTTTATAGTACCGCTAAAAGAATCTTTTAAAAGCTTGCCGTGATGATCTACAAAATACCTGCATACTTCACGTCTCTCCAAGCTTTCTGTAAGAAACTGGTATTCATGTAATCTTTTGTAGCCTTTCAAACCTAAGAAGTTGAAATAGTCTGCCATTTGACCGTGTATCATCATAGCCGCTACATATCTTTTGTTGATCTCGTCAAAGATATCTTCTGTTTTTGTTACTTCAAGATTGTTTGTAAATTCAATCATGATCGCACCTCCTTAAGAGATACGCTTTATAATAATATTCGCATCTTTTACTATTGCCGCTGTTGTTCCTACATTTCCGATGCTTACGATTAAGCTACCGCAAGATGGTACAGTTACAACCGTTGTTGCTCCCACGTTCTGAAATGTGTTCGCTGTAACTACTGTATAGTCCATTTCTGTTCCACCAATAGCTTCTCCGTTAAGCTCTACAGCAAGTGCCGTTGCTCCTGTTGTACTAGCGGATACATTTCCGTTAAATTCTACCTCTACAGTCATAGGGCAGTTTGATCTATTCGTTAACGTAAACAGACCAGACCCCTCTACATGATTCAGCCACCCATAATTACAAGTACAACGTCTGCTACTATATCGTGTATTCGTAAATAGTACGTTTGCACCACTGTTTACATTCTGCTGTTCTACATTTACCGCATTTAACATAGTTTTCCCTCCTAAACAAAAATAGGATGCCGAACCCGACACCCTATCGTTAATATATTGCTAGTCTACTTAGTAGATATGGATTCTTCCAACAAGCTTGATTTATTTACACATTTACACTTCCGCAGTTGCAACCACCGTATGCATACCCATTATAGGATACATAAGGACTTGCTGTAATGTATGCAGGTGTTGGGAATGGTCTAACAGCATCCACAATGTTCTTAGTCTGTGATACCTGCGAAATCTGGAAGTTAGATAACTGTAAGTCTCTATCTCTGTCCGCAAGTTTATCTCTAAGATTCTGGATTGTGTTGTCCTGCATCAACTGGCGTGTAGCCTGTCCGTCTGCGAGGATTGTTTCCTTAATATCACAGCAACACTGTGCCATCTGTGCCTGCATATTCTGGGCCATTAAAGCCGCATCATAGCGGTTCTGTAACACTTCTTTCTGTGTTTCACAGCAACAAGCCTGCTGTTGTGCCTGCATCTGCTGTAATCCTAACTGTGTTGTGTATCTGCTTTCTAATACGTCTCTCTGTGTCTGACAAGCTGTATTAGATACGTTCTGGTTTGTATTGAAAATATCTCTCTTAACAAACTCATCGGATAAGAAAGCATTTTCGCCTGCGGTCGTTGCGGTATCGTTATTTCTTCCCCATCCGTTACCACAGAAAAGGAAAGCAATTAAGATAATCCAAATCCACCAACCACCGTTGCCGAAGCCGTTATCATATCCGTCATTTCTTGTCACTGCCGCTACATCTGCCGCAGTGAGTCCCATTGCTTCATTCATTGTTGTTGTCCTCCATAAATTTATTTACCAAGCTGTGCACCGCTTAATATCTATTTGTTCACTTTGTCCACAATATCCTGTGGATTCATGCCCTGCTGTTGGCATAGGCTATTAAACACTTCTTGTGGGTTCTTTCCCTTGCACATTTCCATTGCCTGCTTGATCGCAGGGTTTGTCTGTGCCATGCTCTCAACCATAGACTGCGGATTGTTAGACCCTCTTACCATGCCCATTACCTGCTGTACCATTTGCATAGGGTTGTTGTTTCCTATCATACCGCCTATCATGTTCATTAAAGGATTACTCATTGCTTAACTCTCCTTTCTCTGGTTGCTCTCCTAGCTTTGCTAGAAGTTCTTCAAACTCTGTTCTTGTAACATATCTATTATCATAGTTTACATTTTGTTTTTGGGCGTTCTGCGTGGCTTCTGGCGGTATCTCCTCGAATCTAAATACCTTAAAAGTTGCACTGCCCATTCCATCTACACTCTTTACATAAAAGAAAGGTGCGTTGTTATCCATCATCCATGCTGTAGCCCCTGGCTGTACGATCTGGTTCTTTGCTCCCTCTATGCCTGCAACTTGTATCCAATTAACATTCTGTGTTGGAACTTGTGTCTCTGGCATTGGTTTATTGTACTGCTGTTGCATTTGCTGTAACTGATTTAGCCTATCCTGCAACTGCATTGTATCCTGCTGATACATTGGTGCATAAGGATTATAGTTATATCCGTTCACTCTTCCACCTCCCTTTTATGTGTAAATTATCGCATTAAAAAAGAGACTCTAACAGGTCGTTAAAGTCTCATAAAAGTATCATATTAAAT